AAGACTATTGGAATTAATGTAGATATGAATGTGCAACGTTCATATGTATATATGATGGATATGATTCATCGCTACAGAAAAACAGGTCATGGCAAAAATAAAACAAATGCTGAAATCTTATATTACATGTATGAGAAGAATGTATTCTTATTCAATCCGCAAGAATTTAATAATGGGAAGATGAAATCATGTGATATTCAATCGTATTTCCAAAATGAAGCAACTAATATGATTGATCAGATAGACGATAAAGTGATATTAGATGGGTTGATTTGTCATCACGACGATATGAAGTCTTTCCTTAAAATAATATATCAAGAGAGTAAAAATAATATTACTAATGTTAATCCGGATTTAGAAGGTGAGCAACAACATTGCCCTAAGGGTGGTAGTTCCAAAACTGAGATTGATGGGCCACCTGGTAAAAATGAAAATGAAACATCTGGTGATGTAGCAGAAGAAGAAGAAGACGTAAAAATGGAACTGGTTATAAATCAGACTCTTGAAATGTGTAAAACCTTCTTATTTCCACTACTAGCACTCATCTCGAAATCGTTCGATATTTTCGACTTTAAAGAAATATTTACAAATAAAAAGACAAGTCATCTGATTATTTCCATATTAGTCGATAAAATTGATTTAAATAATGATAACTATAATGTAATTATTAGTATAATGAATAATATCATCGACAATAATGCCGAGATAGTCAACAACATCCGTGAAATTTATAGCATCGCACCACCTGATAAACTTAGGACTTTAATTGAACAACATTTCATTCCCACTGCTTCTGAAAAGCAAGACAATGCAGAAGTACCTACTCCTGTTATATTAGTGGATGATATGTTGAATAAGATACCTGATGAAATATGGAGGAGTCCGCGTAGAGTATTTGAACCATGCTGTGGAAAAGGGAATTTCGTTTTGGGAATTTTCGACAAGTTCTATCATGGTTTAAACGACATGTATCCAGATGAAATTGATCGCTGTCGTATAATTATGTGTGAGTGTATCTATTACGCCGATTTAACAGCACTTAATGTATTTATTACTACTGAATTATTGAAATGTCATATTCAAAGTAAGTGTAGGAGTGGGTTGGACGAACTAGATTATAAATTCAATACGCATATCGGAAATACACTTGAATTAAATACGAACGGTAAGTGGAATATTAATGGATTTCACGCAGTGATAGGAAATCCACCTTATAACGATAGTCAAAATAATAATGGCAAGAAAGGTGGTGGTGATCTATTATGGAATAAATTCGTTGAAATATCGCAAGACAAATTCTTACTACCGAAAGGACTTTTGGTGTTTGTTCATCCTCCCGGTTGGAGAAAACCAGATAGTGCCAAGTCTAAATATAGCGGTCTATTTAAAAAGATGACATCTACTAATCAAATGGTCTATCTAGAAATTCACGATACCAAGGACGGTAAAAAAACATTTAACTGTGGAACAAGATATGATTGGTACCTAATTGAAAATACACCAGCATATAAAGCAACTACTGTCATGAGTGAAACCGGTATTGTCTATGAATATGATTTGAGAAAATGGGAATTTCTGCCTAATAATAATTTTGATACTATTCATAATGTATTAAAAACAGATAACGACGAATGTTGCGATATTTTGTTTAGTACGAGTAATTATGAAACCAGAAAAAAATGGGTCCAATTGGCAGAAGATGATATTTATAAGTATCCGTTAATCCATTCAACTCCTCAGAAAGGAACAAGGATAATGTATTCTTCAAGAAACGATAACGGTCATTTTACTATTCCCAAAGTAATATTTGGAGACAGTGGGATATATAATGCGGTTGTTGACTTTGATGGCTTATATGGAATGACGCAGCACGCTATGGCCATTAAGGTTGATAGCTTGTCTGAAGCAAATATGATAAAGCAGGCACTAGAAAGTAAAAAGTTTAAACAACTATTGGATGATTGTAGTTGGAGTAATTACCAGATTGATTGGAGGTTATTCACGTACTTCAAGAAAGATTTTTGGAAAGAGTTTATCTAGATATAGATAAATAGTTTAGAATATATTTGGTTTCATAACACATAAGAGTAAAAAATAAAATAGATGTATAGGTTATTTTTTATTTACATTTTGTTGTATAGATTCTTTATCGTAACATTGAAGTACCCATACTACTTATACCGGTCCTTCTTGGGGGTCCATATTTAGTTTCACGTTTATTTGAAACATTAGTCGTCATTTTAGGGGTCTCTGTATTAGTTAAAGGACAGTTTAACCCCTTGTATGGATCAGCCGTCCAAGCAGTATTCGCTGAATATACTCCACAATCTGAAAACATTCCTGTAGCTGTTTTGCGACACGTATAGTCGACCGTGAATTTATAATCATTTGGATATTCAAACTCGGTTGTAGGAAGAGAATAGTTTTCTTGTTCTGCCCCAGGAAAATCTCCCAATGTATCCGTCGTTTCTTTGTCAAATGGTTCAGGTGAACTGGGTTTTAAATTATTTATATTCTTTTCTGTATATCCATTACTAACAGTTAAAATTTGTTTCTCTTTTATATAAGCAGGATCAGCCGTTCCTATTTCATAAGAGCCAGGTGGTTGTATTATAGCATTCACTTGTTGAGGTGTAAACCCTTCGGCAATGGGGTCAAAAAATATACTTTTTTGAAAGATATATTGTTGATAAATAAAATACAAAAATATTAAAACTACACCGATTAAAAATATTTGCTCTATCATATATTTTATGTTTAGATTAAAGTTTCAACGACACACACTAAATAAGTGGGTTTATAGTCTATAGAAATATAATTACAATATACATGACCGCATGTTGTTGTTTTTAGAAAAAGTATATTTATTACATACAGTTGTATTTTTGTATTTTTGTATTTATTATTTATTTATATATATTAAATATATACATGTCTGATAAGAATGATAAGAATGACGATAATGATGAAAACAATAATAAGGATAAACCTAAAAAAAACAACTGGAAAACATTTGGCATCAGTGTGTTGACATCATTTTGTATAGTATTAATTGTAGGGTTATTAGGCGCAAATTTCGTATATTACACCAGAATTAACTTGGATTTGTTTTTTCCAAGTGATGTCAACCAACGTCCTTATACAGACGAAGACAAGGCAGGTAATAAATTACCACCATTATTCTCTAAATCAACTAATAACGCCGGTGTATTATCTGCTACTCAAAAAGGGGGCAAAAAGATGAAAGGAGGTTCAAATTCGAATAGTTGTGGTGCTCCAATTGACTTTACCGAAAGTAACTTATTCGATAACAAGTATTTTAGTGGAATGTTCGAGTATGGATTTCCGTATTCAATGGAGAGTAGAGAAAATACGTTTGGCGCCACGATTGCGAATTGGTTTCCCAACAAAGCAAAGTATTCATATTCATTACTACGTAGATTTATAAAAGGCATGTTTGGTTTTATAGGGTCTACCTGTTCTTTAGTTCCAGAATCAATGAAAGATATAGTGCCATTTGTTTTAGGTCCTATTATATTTGGTATTATCATATTAGTAGCTTCTTTTTGGTGGATACCAACTTTAGTCAGTGTATTTTGGAATGAAAATCAAAACTGGGGATTTTTTATTTCTATACTAGGACTATTTTTTGGATGGACGTGGTCTGTCCCTGTCATATTAACATTTTTCCAAGTATTTGGTATTATTTTTAGTTTTGTATTATTGCCAGTAATGCTAAATAGTAAAAAAATAATGGAAATAATGGGAAATAAATTCAATAGCTATTATTTGTTGTTATTATTCTTTATTATGACTATTGTATCTGCTTTTACCAATTTACAAACGATGATTGCTTTACCCATGTTATTAATATTTTTAATAGGAGGTCTTATTCCTCCATCAGCAAACCCTCTGAATAAAACGGAATAAAATGGAGTAAAATGGAATAAATAAATACACAATAATATGGTATAGAAAGAATTAGATGATACTATGTATATGGGAAAAAATAACAAGAACAAGAATAAAAATCATCAATCGAATCATGGAAATGTGAATAACCAAATACATAACAACAGTAACAACAATAATATAATTGAATTAGAAATAAACGAACCTGAAAAACCACCACGTATGCCACCAAAAGATAGTAAATATCCGTTTGTAAGTATATGTACACCTACATTTAACAGACGACCCTTTATTCCGGCTATGTTGAAATGTTTTGAACACCAAACTTATCCAAAACATAGAATGGAATGGATTATCATAGATGATGGAACCGATAAGATTGAAGATTTAGTAAAACACCATCCTAACGTTCGGTATTTTAAATACGATGAAAAGATGACGCTTGGTAAAAAGAGAAATTTAGTACATGACAAGAGTATTGGTGATATATTGGTATATATGGATGATGACGATTATTATCCACCCGAACGAGTAAGCCATGCCGTTGAAACATTACAAGCTAATCCGAACGCATTGTGCGCTGGTTGTAGCGAAATTTATATTTATTTCAAACATATTGAAAAAATGTACCAATTTGGTCCTTATAAAGATACGCATGCCACTGCTGGAACATTCGCTTTTAAAAGAGAGTTGCTGAAAAATAATCGTTATGAAGAGGAGGCGTGTTTGGCAGAAGAAAAAGCCTTTTTAAAAGACTATACTGTTCCGTTAGTTCAGTTAAACCCGAAAAAGGTAATTTTGGTATTTTCACATGAACAGAATACATTTGATAAACGTAAATTACTAGAAAACCCTAACCAATTCGTACAGGAGAGTAGCAAGACAATAGACGATTTTATAAAACAACCCGAATTAAAAGAGTTCTATTTAAATATCGATTCAAAATTGGAAAATTATAGTCCCGGGGACGCCACTATGAAACCAGACGTATTGAAACAAATGTTACAGATGGAAGAAAAACGTAGAAAAACGGCGGAAGACCAAGCAAAAAATTGCCAACAAATTACTATCCAGCAAAACGGAGGTCCACCTACCGTGTTAACTACACCACAGGTAGTGGAGTTGATAAAACAACAACAGACGCAAATACAAGGACAAGCCGCCCGTATAGCACAATTACAACAGTTAAATACTACGTTACTTGCGAAATTAAAAACATACGGGGAGGCGCAACCAGCACCATTACCCAAGCCGTCAGCAGACACGGATGCCCAACAACCACCACCACCTTAGCCGTCGGCAGACACTACTATTACCTTAGCCGTCGGCAGACACTACTATTACCTTAGCCGTCGGCAGACACTACTATTACCTTAGCCGTCGGCAGAC